ATTAAAATAAACATCATAATCTGAACCGCTACCTCTTTGGCCTCCTACTTCCAATTTAGTATAGGGGGGTAGAAGTAATTTAATTGGAGTTTCCATTCCTGCCGCTCCAGAGCCGGCAGGGTTGTTATTGGCCTGTTCAACCATAACCACATCATTTATTTTTATCTGATAGAATAAATCAGCCCCACTTACGTCAACGGTCTGAACTTGTAAATCAAGTAATGAATAATAATTACCACTCGTAAAATCTAAACCAGTTGCATAGCTGCCGCTAGTGATTGTAATTGCTCCAGAATAAGCAAATGCATGATTCCCAATTACATTAAGACTTAAACCTGTAGAAGCCGTGAATTGCGGTCCATAGCCAACACCTTCAGGCATTGTTTATTTACTCGAATGTGATTGTGCAGCTCGAATCGATTGTGGCCGCAGTTGTTACCGCGACTTGGATATCCAAAGTATTACCAGAAGTTACACCCAGTGCAGTCTTTTCCTGAACTACGCAGTTCGCTACTCCAGTTCCACCACTTGCGGCCTGTGCGATTGCAGGACCCATAAAGGTTGCATCTCCTTCCTGAAGTGCTGTTCCTGTTAATTTGAATCCTGAACAAAAATCTGCTCCAGTTCCAACGCTACTGACTCCCATTGATATGGAACTTATTTGCGATACTCCAGAAGGCACAACCAGACTGAGTCCAGATGATGCAAACTGATTATTCATGCTCTGGAAAGAAGTTGTGGCTGAAAGTGCCGCTTCTGTCCGTGTTACTACTATTGCCATTGTTTATGCCCTCACTTTAATTGGTCCCAGAGAAGCCAAAATTGGTGAACCTCTGGAAAAGGAACGTACTGCAGCCTTTGCCAAGAACGCACCTACGAGGGTCTTGGTTATAGCTTGCTTGTTTGATTTTGCAGACTTCGATAAAGTCGTTAAACCTGAATTAAGATCTCCTGCTAAGAAAGACTTCATTGCTGAACCAGCATTAGTCTGTTCTAAAAGAGCTAAAGCAGCTCCTGTTTCAATTACATTAATACCAAAAGAGCGCGAAGGTTTCCTTCTTGCCCGTGCACGACGTCTGACCATGCTGTGCCGACAAGGTTTAGCTACTTAAGGTTTAGGGGGCTTTCCTTCGCAAAACTCTCCATCCTTCAAAACGTAACAACTTAAACTCGCATTGTCATTATATGTATTACACATTGGACATTTCCATTGTTGAGTTGTTCGTTTAACCTGACGTAATGCAGCATTAACAATATACGATACTTTCCTTTTCTCTTTGGTAGCGTGCTGTTCTAACCACTGATAGACATCCAAGTCTATCGTAAAGGTCTTTCCGATCTTACCCACGGTCACACTCCCTACAATAAATAGGAACCATTCGGGAGTTGATCCTATTGTAAAGAATTTCGATATCACACTTGGGACAATTTTTTATTTTTAAATCACATTCCAAGGGCGCTAACGGTAGACTATTCACTTTACCACCCTTTCAACCCATACCTGACAACAATCAGGACAATACATGAAAGGATCTCCTACGACATCCTTCACGTAAGCTAGCTTTTTATTACATTTTTCGCATATCACTTTATCTCCCCATACCTACACAGGGAACACCCCTTATAATATTATTATTAGCTAGAAGAAGAAGAAGAAGAAGAAGAAGAAAAAGATTCTAACAAACCTACGTACCTACCTAAATAGCTAATTATGTTATTATTTTGGACTACTTTAACCCTAGTTTAGCTCTGTTCTGAGGCTGTTTTACCCCTATTTCGGGGCTGTTCTGGGTGTTTATGAGCCCTTCCAGACCACTTCTTTTCATTAACATCTCTGCGACTAGCCCCATAATGGGGTTGTCTTTGGTTATAGCTTTGATTGTACTTTGGCCTGTAGACTCGTCTAATTTTTTGCTAGCCGCACCTAAAGAACCAAAAAAAGAAGATTGAAAGTTCTCTAACATTCCGTGGGTCCGTTCTTCTATCTCATCTATAATGGGTTCCAAAATAATTAAGAGATCGTCATCACTTTCAGTTGACTTTGCCCACTCAACCCACTTATCCTTTGATAATTTAGCGATATAATGACTTATTCCAAAATAGAATAATGTCCAAGCGGCAAAATAAAGCATTAAGGAAACTGTAGTAATCTCCATTACAGTCCGAGGCCTTCTTCAGCTCTGGTTAATGCGGTTTCCTTACCGTAGGTCGGACGTACCACAATACTAACAAAATCTTTCTTCTTTGTGGGTCCAAAAGGCCTTATAAATTTAGTAGGTTTTCCAACTAAATCCTGAGCCAATATTATCAACGGTATCAATGCGCCTATATTCATTTACCACGTCCTGCGAACCCGTAAAGCCCGTTATCCCCATTGGAAGTTTCTCCATCACTCTCGCCTGTAAATGTGTCCCAGATTTTTTTACCTACTACTATTGGACCAGTAGCGGGGCTCGCAATTAACAAACTTGTAAACCCTTGCGTAACCTTCGCTTTTTGTTGATCACTAATAATGATGTTCTCAAGTTCTAAACTGTCAAAGAATAATTTTGATAATATCGGAAGCGCGGCCAAAAGCGCAACCCCCCCCATTAACAGAGGTGTGTTTTCATTGCCCAAAAATGTATTTATATTTTCGTGTATGTTATGTCTGGATAAAGCGTTTTGTTGGGCCCTTGTGAGCTTCTGTATTTCTACGTCATCGGGTACGGCACCGTAGGGCATTAGCGCCTCTTCTTCTTGCCTGCGGGGGTCTTTCTGAACGCAACCGCTAGCTTCTTTAGATTAGGTGAACCCGATCTTAATCGGAAACGCGGCTTCTTACTGTTAGCTTTTACAAACTTATTCCACGCGGATAATTTACGCTTAGGTTTACGTGTCCCTAATCGTTTCCGTTGATATGGTAATATGTCAACCCCTGCCTCTATACTCTGACGCGGTGTTAACCCTGCCCTCTTTGCCTCTTCTAAACCATCCCTAAAGCCCATGCTGTAATACTCACGTTCTCTTGATGTGGGCATTACTGCACCTCTCTTCCTTCTAGAACTACTGTCATCTTGCCAGTTGGGCCCTGTGCAAGTATCTGCATGCCTGTATTGGGGGGTATAGTATAGTATAAGTTAGGGAATTGGGGCCCGACACCTGCGTCTATAATCAAGAACTTGCTAACGTGCAGTGCTTCTCCGTTTCCCTGTACGGTCCAAGAGAGTGCATCACCTACAGAGCAGCCACTATAGTCAAGTGAAACGTTTGTAACTACGCTATAGAATCTATTAGGAGAGATAAAGTCCAACAGTGTGGTGACTCCTGCCGTTAAGTCTTCCTGACCTGACCAAGCAAAGACATGATCACCAAAGAAGTTCAGGGTCGGCCCCGTCGAAAGTGTCATTATTCAATCTTCCCGTATATCCTACCTGTTAGATTAAAATAAACATCATAATCTGAACCGCTACCTCTTTGGCCTCCTACTTCCAATTTAGTATAGGGGGGTAGAAGTAATTTAATTGGAGTTTCCATTCCTGCCGCTCCAGAGCCGGCAGGGTTGTTATTGGCCTGTTCAACCAT